AATAGAGACTCAGAAGAGCTCCCAACACTTAAAACTGGAGAATACTAAAAGGGAAAAAAACCCCTGCGAACGTCCAACGTCAGCAGGAAAAACCTTTCAGGTATTATCTGTTACTGCAAAAGCAGTAGTCTTAACGTTGGGAGTCCGAGCATTTTTGCTAGACCGTCTCCGCGGTACCTCTTTTGAGGATTTATAGCTCTCCGTAAACGGAGAGGTTGAGATCCATGGGCTCTCAACAAGCCAGGACACCAAAGGTGTCCAACCTACTTTTCTTCCCCCAGTAAGAAAGTAGTAAAAGCAACAAAGAAATAAGTGCAACACTAGAACTGAAGTACACACAAGATGCGCAATAAGCAAGCTTAGCGACATCTTCTGCGTGATGAAGTTCTGGTGGGATGTGACCACAGCAGCTCGATCGACATTTCCAAACTTTTGGACATTTAAATCGTATAGAAAGGAGCCCCAAGATAGCGAAGAAATTGAAAATCTTCAGCTACCGCGGTGTCGACCATACTGTACATGATCTTCCCTGTGGCTGAGGTTGCACCAATGTTCACATTCCAAAAGGCAGCATAAAACGGACTAAGACCGTAGTCAAGGTCTGTCTCAGCTGTATATCCTTCATCATAGGAACTGGCGAACTGGAAAAGGTTGTTGCTGTAATACGGTACTTCTACCTCAATTCCTCCATTGGAAAGAACATGGTAGTTCACCGTACCTTCGGGCATTGCCCGGAAATTGTTGGTCAAATTACCTACTAAAAGCGAGGCTGACGGAAGCTCTCCCAAACCGGGAGTATTCGTCGTAATCGCATCGGGGGGTAGTAGGCGCGCCCGGACATAATCGTATCCGGAAGCAGGAGTATCATCAGTGTTAAGAATAACTCTGTGACGCATTCCACCGCGCATGCCTAAATAGGCATAGCGCAAGTAGTTCCAAAATGACCATTGGTTAATGGTTGTGTCAGGTACCGCCGCACTGGCAATCTGACAACTCGGTCGAGGATAAAGATACTCCTCGAGCTCCCAAAACACGGCACCAGTAGTCGAAGACGTATGGTTACGCATGGTAGAGGTACAATAACGCTTAAGTAAAGAGCGGAAAGAAAGAATTTTCTCACCAAAGTGCTCTTCATGGATGTGGTCTGTATCCTCTTCCATCCTGTTGATAGTGTCACGCGTCACTTCCTTTGAGGCAGTGTACGTATACCCTCTCTCAGCAGGCATGTTGTTGGATTTGGGAAACGCAAGCTGCAGATCGTCGCAGCTAACGTACACGTTCACAGGCACAGTTGCCGTGGACGTTGGTTGAACAAGATCATTCAGAACCCGAACTTCCAGGTACCCGTTGAAATCAGCGGGAAATGCAGGAGATCCAACGGGAAATCCGTCTTCAATTTGCATATATGTTCCTGGATCAGGCATTGACGCCCAGGCACGCGGATAAGACCAATCCATGGTAATTTCCACATCCTGCGTCTCCTGAATGTCCACAATCACAGTGTTCTGCTGATTCAATTGAGTTGAAGCAGAAGAAATTAAAACTGATTGCGGAACGTTCGGTTCGTACTTGATGATAAGCTTGCCTCGATGAAATCGAGAACAAACTACCTCAAATCTGATCTTGATTTTACCACGCCACCACTTGAATGGCATCGCGGCAAAAGTCATAGAAGTTGGCTGAGTCAAAGCCGTAGTTCCAGGCCCTGGTAAAGTCAATTCACCAGCGGCCCACGGACTAACATAGCCATTCCAGAGTGTTGTCACTCCTGGAGTGGCTGTACGTGACCACACAAAAGTGGTCAAGTATGACTCTCGTGAGGCAATATTTTGTATCGCCATTTCATCACAGCCCGACATCCCTCCAAGGGACATATCGACTGTGAGTTCCTGTTTCGGATCTGCTGACAATTTGTAAGCAGTCTCGTCTCCAGCAGTATTACAGCCGTTTGAAAACGGCTGATTCTTTACAAAGACGTGCTTCTCAAGATTGAGAGGCTTAGAAAATCCAAACCAGGATGCTAATTTGCCCACGCGGTTAGCAATGGTGGAAGTCGTTTTGGCAAAAGGCCCAATAATTGGGATATCGCCAAGAGCTTCACCAGCTTTGCCAACTGCACTCGCAATCGACGAGACAGGGCCATCATTGTTGTATTCATCGTCCATTTCATCAATGGTAGAAAGTACCTTTTTAGACATCTTCCCGACCGACGCTTTAAGGCGCGATCCGGTTGACTTCTTTTTAGAAACCATTCTATCTTTTGATTCAGTGACGATTTCACGCGATTCTGCTGTAATATCAATGTCAGTACCAGTAATGCAACCGAGTTGAACATTTTCAGCCCAAACCATTACATTTACGGATACGTCTGCTGAATAGTCAGCGTTCGCAATACCGACTTGATTGAGAGTGACAAGACGCAGTTCACCTGCTTCTTCAAAATCTTTCAAATCGTTGGCATTTGTGATTACAACATTTGATGTGTTCCACAAGCGAAATTGCTGCTTGTAAGAAATGAACGGAATTGTCATCTCAACAGGCTCGTTGTCTTTAACGTCAATGACAGTAAATCCTGGAGCTTGTGAGATGTAGTTCTTATAACAAGGGAGTACCGCTGCCGTTGTAGGCGCAGTCCTTCCCATAAGGTCATCATAACCTTTAAGAACATCAATCCGATCAGGATACGGAAAGTAACATAACATCACTTTTCCGTAATGAAAGGGAGTTCCTGAAAACGCTACACGCACCTTCAAGTTCCCTTTGAAATAAGCATAATTGCTCAATTTTGCGCGGACTGCCGCGTTGTTTGCCCAAAGATTCCAAATCTTCAGGTGAACATCAAAATCTGTGGCAACAGCCCATTCAGTGTCATACACAATGATTGGACGTTTAAAGAAATCGTCAAGCGGATACTCTGTTTGAACTCCATTTGGAACATCAATCAAAGAAGTACCTGCAGTGACCTCCTTAGCGTCTTCACCAGCGTGATCTATCACGTTCTCATTCTGAAGTGAGATCGTAGCAGTGCCTTCGGAAAACTCACCCGTGAGCTCCTTTGACTCTGTAACAATAGACATAACACCGCGAGCACGTCGAGATTCGGCGATAGCGCGAGCTTTAAGCCTGCGCTTTTCCAAAACACGTTTTGTTACTTCCTCAGCCAATTTGTTGGCAAGGAAGGCTCTACGTTTCTGGACATGTCGTCGGTAATTAGGATGTTGCGCAATGTGTGGGTTGGCGTCTAGCTCTACAAGAGTCATAGAATCAACCACCACATTTCCAGTAAGCCCATCAACAGTGGGCACTGGGGGCGGGTCCAAAGTGGTAACTTCAACTGGAAGTTCCTTGGATTCCGCAAGCAAAAATTGTGGTTGTTTATCACGTGCACCACAGCACAAATTGAAAAAAGAAAAAATACCCATAATTTTAATTTATTGCCTGCATTAGGCTTGCCTTCGTAGAACTGCGATTTAACCAAAATTGCTCTCTCTAACGGGCCGTGTCTCCTATTACATCACGGTGATACGAGCTCTCTACGGAATTTCTTGTAAGTTAAGTAGGGTTCCGTTGTACCAATTTTCAAGAAGTACAACGACAAAATTAAACCTCGAATGAAGTTTTGCTCGGTCCATCCGGTTACGCTGCCACAACAAAATATGCATGGCAAACGCGGGAAAACCAATAAGTGGACATCCCTTGATGTAGAACTCGAAACATGAAAAAACAATCGCCTCAGCAAAAGTGTCTTTATGGAAGAATTCCTCAGCAATGGGTGAGCCAATAACGGTGCTCAATAATGTAGCACCTATTGTATAGGCGTGGGTGCAACCAAAAAGCTTACACATTTGTAAATACCACCCGGTTGGTAACAGTGTCAAAAAGAATGACGGTACCAATAATATTGGAAATTTTACAAGTGCGATAAGAAAATTCTTACTGCACACCTCATCCTTGAGCGTAGCACAGTTCTTCTCGAACTCAGCTATACGCTCAGATGGTGTGGTCACAATTGGACCACTAATATCGGACACAAAGCCCGCAGCAAAACAGCATAGCTCATATGTCTGTGCGCAAAAGTTATCATAAAACCGTTTGAGCACAGCACACGGGCCAACACTTTCAACTTGCTTCGCTTGTACAGCTCTTCTCGAACTGTTTCGCTGAGCAGCCTCTTGTGCCTGCTGCAAAAGTGCTTGCATAGGATTGACAATCTCCGCACTCTCAGTAATAAGAGGGTGGAGCATCGTCAAATAATTGCCAGAGGGGACGCCAAACAGCTCCCGCAATTGAACATTGATTGGTGTGCTCTCTTTGACAAGAGCACTCTCAACATCAGGTGCCGGGTAGACTTGTTCACGAATAGAGTCAAAACGAGGAAACACTTTCAAAATGTCCTCCATCTCGAGGTCCAATACCTCAGCGGCAACACTTGCGAATTCATGTCGCAAGATTTCATAATTAGGCTCCGTCTCCCAAAAGAAAAGTTCCCTCAAAGCAGAAACACAGCTATCCACTAGCTGTTCCTCCACTGAAACGGATTTGGATGGGAGATAGTAGACAATAGACTTCATGATACTCGCTCGATCCAATTGAGCGACGAAATGTCCCAAATCGTCACGATAAACAAACTTCCTTTTCAGAAAGCTGATTTGATCAGGACGAAGAAATGGTTGCATATCTTTTGTCTTGAGCGCATTTGTAAATTCAATACCATACACCTCCTCGCAAAAGCGCTGATATGTACAGTTATTAAAAATGTGCTGCGCCTTATATTTGACAGCCGCAAGCATGTCATCGCCGTAGATACGCGGCTTTACCAAACGGAAAAAATCGAGATCTTCAAAATCATCGTTTTTCAGCGTCATGGCAATCCACGCATACACGAGCATAATTAGCCCTCGAAGAGAATTGTCTTCAGCAGTGGCATACTTTCCCGAAGGCTGCAATGCCGGAATTGTGAAAACATCACCTTGCATCACAACTGTCGGAAACAGATTGTCACTGAGAATACCCTTCACTTTTTCAAGGGCCTCGTCGTTGTATCCCAAATGTTTCAGGACTTCATACACGACGGTATTAGCAGCCAATCCAATATCAAACGGCATTGACGTATCATATCCTCCATAATCACCTTCCATAAGTGATTTGGAGAACTCAACAAGGGTGTTAACGAATTCATCCACATCAGTGGAATGCATGTTAATACCAATCGCTGTGCAAAACACATCGCCGAATTGGACCATGAGCGAATAGAAAGGCATCAAATACATCCGATTCACGAGTGTACTCTCATAAGGAGACATGCAGAAGACTCGCGTCTTCGCCTGTAATACCTTCTTATAAGCTCTTGGCTCATCTTTTAGTTGCGCTCCCAACAACGGAAGCGCATCTTCACCACGTGTATAAGCATTCAGTTGTTCAACAACTTGCTCTTTAACGTCGTAAAGTGGCATGTACGAGTCTTTCTTAAAGTCCAGCTCGCATTGCTCGGAATACTTCTTCTTCGCGCCTGGCCACGCCCAACCACCTGAAGTGGAAGGTTTCATGGCTCGCATATAGAAGTCTTCCGGATGACCATTCTGTGCCACTGAAAGTGGAACAGGAGAGAGTGAAGTAACCCCTTTAGTCGCCAACCCTGTAACAATTCTGTGTGTAACGAGTTTAATCGTTCTGTTTAGGATGCTAGGATCAAGCGACTTCTTAATCACTCCCGCCTTTTTGACGAAGTGATTATAGGGCGCGACATACTCTCCCTCAAAGGTCCGAGACCGAAAAGGGGGTGGTGCAAATAGGGGTTTTCCCTCCACATCAAAGGGAGAGATACCCGTAAGCTTTTCTGCATAAGGCAGAAACCCACTCGTCACTAATTTTGATTTTCCCAAGCGCTGAGGGGAGTAGCCCAGAATTGAACCATAAACGTCCAGTCCTGGAACACTCTCAAACCGCAAGGGTGATCGCGCACACACGTCACCTAAGCCAGGTGAGTAGACAGGAAGGCGCAAACGCCCTTCTGAATTCACTCCCAAGGTGACGGATTTGTTCATCAAAGTCCGAGCGGCCGGTGCGATTTGACGCATCGAAATGGCTTCGGAATAAGAATCATTATGTCCAGTGTGGCCTGCGATGTGGATGCCCACAAATCCAAAACCTCCTGAGTATTCCATACACAAAGGAGATCCACACATACCCACAGCGTGATTGCTCCAAGCATACCGCATGGGATGTTCAACGGGGACAGGGCCCCAATTCTTGTCTTGAGCCACCACAGGAGTAGCTCTCTTAACCCGCACATGTTCACCTCCAATGATGCCTTTGGCACCAAAAATAGGTGGTGAAACAATTTCGGCAGCTATATAACTCCGGATGTCCCGGAATTTAGCTCCACGAAGACGAACCAGCCAGACGTCACCGTCAACCTGTTCCATCTCCGTATGACGGATAAGAACGTTTCGAATGCCGATGTCAACCTCAGGGTCAACGCGGACTTCTACGCTCCAAGTCCCGTCACTTCGTGCATGGGAAAAGGAATGGCGATTCACCAAAGCGAAATCACCAAAGATACCTACAGCCCTGGTCTCAAAAGTCTTCTCTCCTGAGATGAATAAGACACGAACATTCTTCTGCACTGCAGCAGCAATCTTATCCGGTTCATTATACTGGACTGGTTCAGTAATCAGCACTGGTTTTGGTCTCTCAACTGAATCCCAGTCAATGCCATTTCCAGCTTTGGTGCGTGGAGGGGGAATCTCACACGCAGTGGATTCTTCCACAGAATCAATAACCTCGTCAACTTCCTCAGGAGTACGCTCTGTCATTGAAGACAGAACGTTTCCTTCGGTAAACAAGGTTGAAACGCGAAAGATTTTAAAGCACAGTACTAGTCCCGAAAAGATCATCACATAAGGAACATAATCAAAACGTGGTGGTTCTTTTGCTGGTAAAACCACGTCCACCCCACAACTAAGTTGGGTCTGGTGATACCAATACAGCACTTTTTCACCATAATAATTGGCGCGCCGCTGAGCAGCACGCACGGTGAATAGTTTTAAAAAGATGTTCTGAGGCCACAGGAACGATACAATCATTCCAAAATAGCACAGAACCTGAAGGAACAGAAAGTAAAGCAAAAAGAGGAAACTCCAAGTTACCTCAATGCCAACCTCTGCTGCCAAAAGAGCATACCAAGGGTACACCACTGGTGTAATTACAGGCGGAGCAATTTGCTCGCCAACTTCACCAGCCTCACTACGCAAATAGTCTCGGATATTTATCTTCGAGACCATTGCAACACGCTCCTCTTGTTGAGAAATGTGCTCATGAAAATTAGTGTTTAATAACTTCGTCAACCCATAGATATCGGTACCCTCGATTAAACGAGTAACACCTGACGTCTTTAGGTCAACAGGCTCCATACGGTAGACGTCGAACGTCCACCTATCCAAAATTGGAATATTGGAGCTTAAGGATCTAACTTGGTCCATACGGCAAGTACCAGACTTTCTAAACTCTGGTTTCACCGTCGGACGGATATACAACATCCTGCGCTTTACAGCAGCGGGATTATTGACCACAACATCAATATTCATTGTTGGGTCATTACAATCCATCAGGACCAATTCCGGCATGACGAAGACCTTGCCTTTGTTCTCAACTTCAGCCATACTACACATGTACGGCTGATTGTCGATCACAGACAATATCTCGTTCATTACTGGATCTCCACGAGACTCCGCAATCTTGCGGTGTAGAGAGCCAGGCTCGGAATAATGAATTATGGGATTTGACGCTGGTTGGTATCCAGACCAGTACTCTTCAAGAGCCTGGCGATGGTATACATGTGATGAATCGTATTCACGACCCTTCACATCAGACCAGATCATACCCAGAACATCCACCAAAAGTCCTTTTCCTACGCCGGGCATGCCTTCAAGGCACACAGCCATAGGAGTGGGACGAACTTGTGCCACCATGATAGAGTACAACTCATTATGGATGGCTCGAAGCTTGCGAATGTTGTTAGAGACTATAGAGCGCGTCGGAGCACGCTTTGGCAGAGACTCTTCAACAGTCTTGCCAGAAGCAATTGCTCGCTCAAGACGCGCAACATATTCGACTCGACAGACCTTACCTTCCACTGGAAGACCAGAGTAAGTGAAGTCCTTCAAAGAAACAAGTTCGTCAGCGAGTCCATTGAATGCACTTGCTGGATCTTTTGCTCCTAAAATTTCTCCAAGGGATTCCCCTGAAGCGAGTCTCTCACTGCATGTAAACATTGTAACAGCAGTGGACAAAGTTAACTCGAACAATTCGAGCCCGCTGCAGGCCTTTGCTGGGCCCAACGCACTAGTAATAGTGCGTGTAGCATCACGAGAAAAAACTTTCCATGACACGAGAGACAAAATGAAGTCTCTTACAACGGTGACAACTTCTCCGCTCAAAACGGAAGAAAGCTGTCGTCGAAAGTCATTAAGAGTGTCTATTGCTTTACTCTCCACCTCTAAAGTGGAACGGGCAGTAGACAGAATCAACTGATTATAGACGGTCGAGACACCGTCTAATAAAAACTTGTACAGCGCCTGGGCACACTCGATGATGAATTGTGCACCAAAAATGGACTTGAAAAAATCCAAAGCTGCAAAAAATAGGTCAGTAACGCTCTCAAGGCGCAAAATACGGTAGAAAAGGCTAAAAATAGCCAAACCATACTCAGCAACCTCAGGAGAGGGCTTCTGGAGAACTGTGTCAAACAGTTCCTTAATAGAAGATAGGTCGACAGAGTTAACTGTCGAATGAATCTTAGTAAAAAACTCCTCGAAAGAAGGAAAAGACGGGATAGCATCCCTTGCGCTAGTAACGTTCGCGCTAAAACGCCCAGTTAGGGACTGGGAACCCACACTAATTGTGTGGAACACAGGTTTTTTAGCTAAGAAGATGCGAAACTACACGGACGACTCACTCAAAACGTGGTCAATGTCCTACATCCTCAGTACCTAACGCCGGTAAACCATGGAAACTATGGCGGCTACACTTAAAGCAAATAGTGCAGCAAACTTGATACGGCAGAAGGAGACACCTCAGCCAGGAGGATAACACTACCTTACACACGTGGTCAACTTACACGCTATCGGAATAGGGTCTCAATCAGTCAGACTTGTATTTATCCTGTTCGTTGGAACCTCAACAATTTTCTGAACTGGTGACTTCGATGTCACAGGTCAAATAAATAGATAAATAAATATAAATAAATAAATAAATGATCTTATGATACAACTGCTATATATAAATAGAATACAGTAGTTTTTGAAGACAATTACGGTCTTTTGTTGTGTTTTTTGATTGTAGTAATAGGAGAGATAACATAACTCACCTAACCAGAATACTGGCATGTTGTTACGATTAAAAATACGATACTAATGGCGGTGCCACATAAGATACCCACTAAAGGGTTATCAAACGGGACAACGGCAAAAGTGGCATACTTAAAATGCGATTTACAACACAGAGTGCGGGGGGGGCTACCC